CGGCATCAAGAGTGCCGCGAGAGAAATGCAAGTGAGTTTGACGAAGGCAAAAGAACTAAAAAACACAGCATTTGATATGTGTGTTTTACTTCTTGAGGATGCGTGAAAAAAGATGAAAAAACATTTTTCAGTAGCCGACCTGAAGGGTAACATTATTGATATAAGGCGATTGTCTGCGCGGTTGTTCCACCCCTCCTTCTTCTATACCGCGCCTTTCGCTTTTCCTGTGAGAGTTTGAGAAGCTGGTGTTCCCTGTAATGGGTGTGACCCGTTTTGTGGGGTTCTTCGGAACCCCCTATCTTTTTTACTGACACATAAATGATATTCGCCCTTTTTATATTTAGCACAACTCACATTTTCTTGTTTGAGAAATATGAAAACCAGCAAGCATGTTGGGCGACGGCACAACAAATTAGCACCAGAATTGATGAGCGATTACCTAACCGATTTATCGCGGAGTGTATAAAAATTGAGCAGACGAATCTTAATTAACCCGTTTCGCAACGATTTTCAGCCGACACGCTACACGCAGGCAATTACCTCGGAAATGCCGTATGCGATTGATTTCAGCAATGCGGCAACTGCACGAGGCACATCTGTAAGTGGAGTCACCGTAGACAGTAAAGGCAGTCGGAAACTTACTCTGACTACGCCTAGCGTGAGCAGCAACGTGGCGACGTTTTTCGTGAGCGCAGCACACAGCGGAAATGGCATGGTTGAAGCAGAAGCGACGTATGCAGACGGCAAAAAAGAACGAGCGTACATCAAAGTAGTGATCCAAGACCCACAGTTTAGAATGACAACATGATCACCGAGGACGAATTTATTGGGCGAATAAACGCCCTGCAAACCCAAAGAGACGACGCATTGAATCAAGTCGTGATACTCAATGGACAACTCCAGCAGTTAATGGCTCAAATAGCAGAACTCGAGAAGCCTAAAAAGAGTAAATCCTAATGGGTATGACACGAGCGCAGATGAACAAAAGCGTCCGCCAGAAAGCGTTACGAGAGCAGCTTGAAGGTCAGGGTCATGTTCAGCATGTGGTTGAAATCCTGAATAAAATCAGTGATCTGGATGTTGATTTGGATAGCGCACAAGTTCAGCGATTGAAAGTAGTCGTTGATACGAAACTAAAACTGATCACAAAGTATCTGCCAGACCTGAAGTCAATAGAACATAGCGGAGACGAGGAGAATCCTCTGCAAGTGCAAATAGCTGCATATGAGCTTCGATTTACAGACGACCCCGATCCATAGCGTTCCGACTGCCTTTCGAGAGCTTTATCAAAGGCATCGATACAAGGTCTATTGGGGCGGCAGAGGCGCAGGCAAAAGCGTTCAGATGGCAAGTGCTTTGCTACTGAAAGGTTCAGAGCCAAAGCCAAAAAGAATCCTGTGCGCTAGGGAGATTCAGCGCAGTATCAGAGACAGCGTTCACAGCCTCCTTGCACAACGTATTAAGGCGTTAGGACTTGAGCACTTTTACCAAGTCACTAGCAACGAGATTCGTGGGACGAATGGAACTTCGATTATTTTCTCAGGGCTGTGGCAGAACGTACAAAGTATCAAGTCAATTGAAGGCATTGACATTTGTTGGATTGAGGAAGGTAACAGCGTGAGCGAGTCAAGCTGGCGCACATTGATTCCATCGATTCGGAAACCAGGCAGCGAGATATGGTGTTCTTTCAATCCTGAACTCAAGAGCGACCCTGCATATCAGCGGTTTGTTTTGAATCCACCAGACAACGCAGTCGTAAAAAAGGTCAGTTGGCGAGACAACCCTTATTTTAATCAGACCACCTTGCCAGACGAAATGCAGCAGTTAAAAGCTAACAGCGAAGAAGAATATCAACACGTTTACGAAGGCGAGTTGAAAGAGTTTGCTGACGGTTCGATTTATGCACAACAATTGAAAGCAGCAAAAGATGATGGACGCATCTGCTGGCTACCTGTCGAGAGTTGTCCTGTTGATGTCTACTACGACTTAGGGCGCAATGACAGCACTGCACTATGGTTCTGTCAGTCTGTCGGCAGAGAGCATCGTTTCATCGATTATTACGAACACAGATTAGTTGACCTCGATCACTACGCTCATGTTTTACGAGAAAAAGGCTACCTCTACGGAACGCATTATTTACCGCACGATGTAGAGGCTGTTGTGCTCGGTTCAGGCAACAGAAGCAGGCGCGAGATACTTGAGGGGCTAGGTGTACAGCCTATTCACACAGTGCCAAGGATTGCGTCTGTTGAGGACGGTATCGCGCAGGTAAGAGATGTATTCCGTAGCTGCTGGTTTCACGAGGAAAACTGCGAAGAAGGCTTAAACGCCCTAGCAAATTATCAATACCAGTGGGATGACAAGTTTGACACGTTCAGACAGGTTCCGCTGCACAACTGGGCCTCCAATGGTGCAGACGCTTTTAGGATGTTTGCCCAGGCGTACCAAGCAGAAACGACAGCCCCAGACATAGAATTCACGAGTGAGTGGTAATGGCAAAAGAACAAGACATCATCACAGAAGCATTGCATAGATTTGAGACAGCAGCAGACAGTTGGCAAGACACCTACGATTTAGCACTAGGCGACGTTGCTTTCGTTGATGAACCCGAAGGTCAGTGGGATGAAACAAGTAAGAACAACCGCAAGAATCGACCCTGCCTGACATTTGACAAGCTCAGTGCATCCGTTGATCGCATTGTCGGCAGTCAATTTGCAAACATGCCCTCTATTAAAGTCAGAGCAGCCGAGGAGGGCGATGAGGACACCGCAGAGATTTTTCAAGGGTTAATACGCCAGATTGACCAGCGAGGTATAAAAGCCTTTAAAACAGCCTTCAAATACAGTGTAAAGGGTGGGTGGGGATGCGTCCTCATAGATCACGATTTTATCGATGACGTGAGCTTAAACCAGGACATCATCATTCGGGAAATCAAAAACCCATTTAGTGTTTTGATCGATCCCGTGGTGCAAGCGCAGCCCGTAGAGGAAGCCCGTTATGGTTTTGTCTTTGAGGATATAGAGCGTGACGAGTTTGAGCGCATGTATCCCAAAGCCAAGAGCGAAGGATCGCAATCAGATTTTGAGAGCACTGGTAACTTTGATAGTTGGGTGTCAGACGATTACGTCAGGGTAGCAGATTATTACCGCATCGTGACTGAGGAGACTCGGTTGGTGCAGTTGTCCGATGGTCGCGTTGTGGACTATAGCCAAATCGAACCTATAGCTGACGAACTAAATCTGAATGGCATCACGCTCGGCAAAGAGCGTCGTGTGCAAATGAGAAAGCTAGAGCGATACAAGCTGACTGCGCTTGAGGTGCTCGAAGAAATTGAGTGCGTCGGACGCTTTATCCCAATCGTGCCTGTGTTCGGTAAAACTACCAATGTCGATGGGACATTCTTTTCACGAGGCATAGTGCAGAAAGCCAAAGACGCTCAGAAGATGTATAACTATGCACGATCTGTCGCAGTAGAAGTCACAGCCCTGACACCCAAGCAGCCTTACTTGGTGACCCCGGGGATGATCAAAGGCCATGAGGAACGCTGGCGTAATATGATGACCTCATCTGATCCAGTGATGTTCTTCAACTTCGATCAGGGCCAGAAGCCTTTTCGGGAGGCTCCTGCACAGGGCAGCCCAGCTTTATCTCAAGACGCACAGTTGGCAAGTGCCGACATCCAAGCTACTACAGGCATCTTTGAGGCCAATCTTGGACAGCAAGGCAATGAAACGTCGGGCGTTGCAATACGTGGCAGACAGTTCCAAGGAGAGCTTACTAACTATGAATATGCTGACCAACTCAGTGATGCCATGGAATTAGCAGGCAAGATTTGCATCGATCTTATTCCTAAGATTTACGACACAGAGCGACAAATCAGAATCTTAGGAGAGGATGAAACTGAGGAAGTCATCGCAGTCAACAAACCGCTTCAAGACATGCAGACGGGCGAGTTCATTCTGACCAACGATTTAAGTGTCGGGCATTACGACATCAAGATGGCAACAGGTCCGTCATTCTCAACTCGCAAGCAAGAAACCGCAGAGCAGTTAAGTCAAATTATTGCTCAGAACCCTGACATGTCGCAGTTAGTCGGAGACATCTTATTCAAGAATCTGGACTTAGTGGGTGGCGATGAAGTCATCTCCAGACTGAGAAGCGCAGGGGTGAAGGCAGGCATTATCGAGCCTGACGAGCAAGAAGCTGTCGCCTTACAGCAGCAGATGCAGCAGCAACAACAAATAGAAGCCCAAGCAGCCCAGCTTGAGTTGAGCATGAAGCAAGCGGAGGTGATGAATGAGCAAAGCGAAACGCGAGAGCGTGAATCTAAAGCGTTCCTGAACAGCGTCAAGGCCCAGTTGCAACAGCTTGAGCTTGCAAAGGCCCAGCAGGATTTAGAGGCTGAGAAGATTGCTACGTTGCGTCTGCGACAGACTGTGGGACTGCCCGTTGTCTAAACGCGACCCAAGATTAAAACGTGCAGGCGTGAGTGGGTATAACAAACCCAAACGCACTCCAGGTCACAAAACCAAGTCGCATGTCGTGGTAGCCAAGCAAGGCGACAAAGTTAAAACCATTCGCTTTGGACAGCAAGGAGCTAAAACTGCTGGTGCTCCGAAAGCAGGCGAATCGCAAGCAATGAAGAACAAGCGTAAAAGTTTTAAGGCGCGACACGGCAAGAACATAGCAAAGGGCAAGATGTCAGCAGCTTTTTGGGCTGACAAAACCAAGTGGAGTTGAAATGGCAAAGAAACTTACAACTCGTCAGAAGGCTGCGCTTAGCAGGCACAAGAAACATCACACTGCCAAACAACTTAACAAAATAAAAAAAGATGTACTTGGTGGCTCGACGTTTACAGCCGCCCACAAGAAAGTAAAAAAGAAAAGGCGTACATGATGCCGCGCAAGAAAGCACCCCGAAAGTCTCGCGTCAATGAAGCAGGCAACTACACGAAACCGACGATGCGGAAGAATCTTTTTAACAAGATCAAAGCATCCAATAAGGGAGGCTCACGGGGCCAGTGGACGGCTCGTAAGGCCCAAATGCTTGCGAAACAGTATAAGGCGAAGGGTGGAGGCTATCGAGACTGATGGCCCTCAAAAAGTCACAGAAAAGCCTAAAGAAATGGACGGGCCAGAAATGGCGTACCAAATCAGGCAAGCCATCCACGCAGGGCAAGAAAGCCACGGGTGAGCGTTATCTGCCATCGGCTGCGATTAAATCGATGAGCGCAAAAGAATACGCAGCAACAACGCGCAAGAAACGTGCCGACTTGAAGAAAGGCAAGCGCACCTCTGCACAACCAAAAAAGATTGCAAAGAAAACACGTAGATTTACATAGGAGAAAATCATGCCACGAGGAAAGGGTACTTATGGTTCCGTTAGAGGTAGACCGCCAATGAAAGGCTCGAAGAAAAAGCGTAAAAAGGGAATGAAGCGATGAACGGTATGCAACCTTCACGGGGCGCACTCGCAGACATGCTGACAGGGCGCAGAGGACTCAACACTGGGTCAGCCGAGGCCTTGGTCCGTCAAATCGGACAGCCGCCACAGACGGCTCTGCCGCAGACTGAGATGCAAACGGGTATGCCTGCAATTCCTGCATCGGGTGGCGATATGCAACTGGTGACGGGTAGAGATGGCAACAAGTACCAGGTTGTACTCGATCCTAAAACGGGCTTGCAGACTTTTATTCCCTATCGTGAGCCGCGACGTGAGCCTGCACCAATGATGCAACCGATGATGCGACCAATGGGTCAGGGCATGGCACAACAACCCAATCCCGGGATGCTTGCGAACCGCTTACGGAACATGTTGTCTGCTTAAATGGTTGCCCCTCGTGTCCTTCGAAACCGATTAGTTAACCGATTCGGTGAGCCTGCCTTAACAGTCGGGACTGCGATAGCTTCAGAACCCATCAACATCCTTGCTGGATTGTTGCAGCTCGACGACTCAGGAGTTGTGCAAGGGAATCGATTGCTTGAGTTGTTTGGCCTTGAACCCTACGAAGGCCCAGC